CCTCGTAAGTTACTTGCACTCTGAGGTATTCCATTTACAACAGTAGGATATTGTACGTTTCCTCCTAGTATATCTACTATTTTTCCTAGATCTTGCCAAAAATAAGTCGTTGTAAGACCCGTTTGTGGAATATAACTGAGAAAAGATATAGAAAAATTAATTAATCCTCCATTTTCTATATCAGGAATTGTATGAGACCCCGTGGGTCTTGAAGGATCAGAAGCAGTAAGAGACTCAATGAAAAAATTCTCTTCATCTATTCCAACGGTGTCCGCTGAAGTTACTCGTAAGGAACTTCCGAAAGTACCTACCCCATCTACAAAAACCCATTGATTTTGTTCGGAGTGCCAAAAAAATCCATATGCACTAGCACTTGAACCGGGTATATAAATATAATACGGAGTATCATCATAGGAACGAGCAACTGAATACCCATTCCATCTGTACCCCTTACTATAATTATAGGTTCTGTCGTACTTAGTACTCGTATTTTCTATTTTTGGCCCGTATCCCGCTCTTTGCCAATCTTGTATATAATTAACAATCTCATAAGTATTTAAACTTGTATAAGAATATGTTTGATCTGTTCGTCTACTTTCTAAAACTGAATAAGAAGCATATAGTCTGTCGCCAAACCTTCTAACTACACCTCTGGAACTAGGCTGCTCTGTGTTTAAATCAATTGGATTTCCAGCTGCATCAAATTTTGTAATTAATTTTAAAGGATCAGGATCTTCTTCTCGTATCTCAACGAATTCCTTTATACCAAAAAATTCTTGACGTATAAAGGCTCTCGATTCGTTAATTTTATTTTTTGCCGAAATGAATTCTTCGTTTAAGCGAGCACTTGAATTTGGTATGCCTGTGATACCTTCGGCTATTTTTCCAAAATAGTAAAGATTATTTTTTATCGAATTAGAAAAATGATTGGCACTTCTCTCTTGGGCATGAGCTTCTTCATTTTGAGGCTGGAGATTACTTTTAAGTATAAGATCAGATTCTCCAACAGCTTCAGGATACCTACGGCTTCGTACAAAACTACGATCAAAGTAAATTGAAACTGGTGCATCGGCTACAATAGGTTTTCTCGATACAGCAGTAGTATTATTACTTTCCGCACCACCAATGCTTCCATCTACTGTACTATTTGTACTTTGTTGCGAAACTTTAATAGTATGATAGTTTTTAAAGAATTTTCCAATACGTTCTAAAGAGTCCCCGTTTAAATCTATACCGCCGATTTGAACAAAATCTTTTCTAGTTCCCAAGGATCTTTTAAGTCTTACATCTTCTGGCTGGCCAGGAGGATTTTGCCCAACGGGATAAAAAGTAGCAGTAACTCGATCTGTTGCTACAGTTGGCAAAGTTCCCGCAATATTAGAGGCTACACTATTTACTTCTGCAGAAGAAAAAAGATACTCTATTCCTAACTTGCGAAAGAATGTGCCTCCTAGTCTACCTAGGTCGCGAAGTTTTTCAAAAATACTTTTACCCGTTGGTTGAATGTTTAATTGAACGTAGTAACTTCCTGTTACCTGCCCTTCGGCATTGTAGGTATAGGTTAATACCTGAGCACGTCTTACATCTTCAGCAGTCATATCTCTATGAAATAAAATTCTGCGTCCTTCTGCTGTTCTTGTTGGATAATAGTTACGAGTGAGAGTGCCCCAACCTATACTACCTCCTCGCCAGACAGGTTTTAATACCTTGTATTCTGCTCCGACTAAACTTATGAAGTCTCCACTTAAAGAATTATGGCCATCGTCAAAAAGAACATAATCTTCTCGGTGTTTACTGTCTGGTTGAAAAATAATTCTACCATCAGCATGCGGCTGAGTAAAAGTATTTATTCCATCAATTAAAAATGAAGAGACCCCTACACTAGCAAAAGTGGGATACTTTAAATTTCCTGTTATAGGATCACGAAGATATTTATATATTTCATTGTATTTTTTAACATAGTAAGGGTCTACTATTTTTTGACCAGTACTTGTTGAATGGCGAATTCGAGGAGTTCCAGGCGCTCGTGCATCTGATCCGCTATATTGAAAATCTGTTACAAATTCTACTGGAACTGTTTTATTAATTTCTAGTGTGCGCTTATTTATTTGTTCAAAATCTACTAGCTCTCTAAATATTTGGTTACTCATGCCAGACAAAACTAATTCTCTGGCACTAACAATTTCTTTCTTTCCGAGCCCCGGCTTTAGAGTTCTTGCATCTTCTTCATAGACGTCATCCGCTGTATGTCCTTCTCGGCCTTCTGTAGTTTTTCCGGAAGCAAGAAGTTTAATTGTACTATGATAATTTTTAAAGAACTTTGAAGGCTTTGCTTCAGTTTTAATTAAATCTTGCGCAACAGAAGACTTAGATACATTTAAGAGTAAATCGTTAGCTTCTCCTATGTCATCATTGAATCCTTTTACGCTAAAGAAGGATACAAAATTATTAAGAAGATTTGCGGGGTCTCGTTGAGCATTTACCTCTACTACAAAATCTAACCCGGATTTTCCACTAGTATTTGTGCTATGTTTTGCATCATGTTTCCATAGCCAAGAAAGATTTTCTTCTTGAAATACTTTGTCTCGTAAAAAAGAAGAGTTAGCTATATTTAATAATGTTTCGTTCAGTTCTCCTATATCATCAGCAAAGTTTTTATTGGTGAAAAAAGATACAAAATTATTAGGAGCATTTGCAGGATCTCGTTGAGCATTTACTTCAACTATGAAATCAGGATCCGTTTTATTTATTTGTGTTTCATGCTTCGCATTGTGTTTCCATAACCACTTAGATTTATCTTCATTATAGACTTGATCTCTTTCAATTTGTGCAAGTGCAACATTTAAAGTTGTATCGCTAAGTTTTGTGACCTCTTTAATAGTTTTTACTATATGAGTAAATTTAACGTAGTTTAAAAGTCTATTTACAGTATCTCTTTTTGTTTGTATATACGCAATGTCTTGAGACGGTATATTTGGATTTCCATTTATGACTTTATGAAGATTTAATGCTTCCTGTACTGCAGTAAAAACTCGATCAGTTGGATCAAGTTTTCTAGCTATTAAAAATTCTTCTATAGTTTGCGAACCTTGTTGTATAGGCGCTTTTATTCTTAAAGTTTCTATTCTCTCATCAAGAAACTCTACAATATGATCCAGTCCAGGTTTCTGTGGAACAGAACCATCTCCAAAAGGATCCGCAAGTTGAGTTTCATGTTTTGCTACTATTCCTCGGGCACGAGTAACTACTTCTTCTGTAAATACTCTTTCTCTAAGACTTTGAAATCTATATACATTAAAAACTTCAACAAGTTCTGCAATTTCTTTAGGTATACGATTTTGTATATGAATTAGGTCTAACTGTTCATTAAAAAATTCTACAATAAAATCAAAATCTGATTTTTCATCTTTTGTTGCATGACGAGCTATTAAATCAGGTAATCGCTTGCTTACTCGTTCTGCGGTAAATAAAAGTTCATTTTGAGTTTTGATTCGTGGGGTTACAACAGATTCATTAAATAATACATTATCTTGGGGCAAGCGCCTCATTAGATGAAAATACTCAAAATCTTCATCTTCTAAAAATAATTCTTCAAATTCTGTTGCTAAAGCTACCGCGAGTTTGACCGTATCTTCTGCGGGTATTTCTTCAAAAAACTTTCTACGATAGTGAACAATTCTCGAAAAGAAATCTTCTGTAGCAGCATTATTGGACAGCAAGAAAAATCTTAGAAGCTGTTCATGGGTAATTCTTATATCTAAAAAAGATAAATTAAACCCAAAAGCATCATCTATTTCTATTCCGGTGTCACTACTATCTTGTATTAATAGTGAACTGTCGGTTAGCGAAATGAATCGAAATTTTCCACTCATGTATAGTCATCCCGCACCTGTATAGTAATCTGCTCAAAAGTTGTGTAAGTGTCTGTTATTTGATTATTGTTTTCATCTACTCCTGATGGGACTACAAATTCTACCTCTGCTTCGTAAAAATCATCATTTACGTCTACGTGAGTAAGAAAAGGTTTTAAATTAAAAACGTATTGACCTTGAGTATCTGTAGACTTAGCATCATCCGCAGAAATACTAACTATATTTCCTGGAGTATCTTTTCGTCGAATATTTAAAAATACATTGGAAGCCTCTGTGACAAACCGATCATTATTCTCATTTCTGACAATAACTACAGTTAAATCAGGTCCCGTATCGTTTTTAACAAGTGTCACTAATCTATTCATTGGAAGAGGGATAACTTCTTAATTAAGAAGGCTTTTTTTAAATATTCTATGGTATGATTATAACAAAGCATACCTGCCTTGTCAAGATATATTTTTGTAAGGGGTATATTGTAGTTAGGCAAATGCAATATCACATACAGCGCGAACTTTCTCATCTTGCTGAGAATAGTCATCCTCTGCATGAATCACAAAGCGATGGAAAGAGGAAGAAAGTAACATACCGTCCTCTAAAACTTTTGTTTTTTGTCGTACTTGAACAGAGATTATGTCATTAAAAAACTCATCCTGAGTCTCTACAATTTCTATTCTATCTACTACGACTTCTTTTGTTAAAGCCATTTTTGTTCTCCTTATGTAGTTTGATAGGTTATTCCAAAACTAATTATAGTATTAGAACCCAACATAGTTCCGGGCACGGCCGTTGCTGACCCTGATGCAACATTATAGAAAAGCGATATATTACTGAAACCTTGTATTCCATACGCATAAATACTAGCTCCCGAAATACTAGTAGCAGAGTTTGATATATATACAGGAGCAGTTGCTTTTCCATCAATTGTAAAAGGGAGGCCCGTAACTGTAATAACACTTGCACTAGTAGTCCCGGGAGTTCCCTGCACACTAACATGGACCATTTTTCCTACTTTTACGTACTTTTGAGTTCCTATAGAATTACCGGCAATACTACCCGTCCAAGTTCCTGTTTCTGCTATTTCTAAATCTGATTGTGGAACATTTTCAAAAACACTATTTCCACTATCATAAACAAGGACATCTCCTTGAGTTGCTCCAAGTATAGTTACATCTGTCAACCCCGCAAGAGTTTGTCCTGCACTTGGCTGATTTACCCAAGTAAAGTCTCCGGCGCCACTATTTGCAGTTCCATCCCAAGCTAAAATTTGCCCAGAAGTTGCACTAGAAGTGTTTAGCCCGTATGGTAAAACGATATCTACTTCGTTTCTAAACGCAGTTCCTGTAAGATCTAAATAACTAAAAGGAAGCTGTCTGCTTGCCCAGCTACTTCCGTCATAATATAAAACATCAAAGTTGGTCGCAGAATCAACTGTAGCAGCAACATTAGTTAAATTTCCTAATGTTCCTCCCGTAGGGGCTTGTGCTATCCATTTACTATCTATTGATCTATAAGTTAAAACATCTCCATCTGATCTACCCCCTAGCGCAGTGTCTACTAAATCAAAGGAGTATATTCCTTGAGGCTCCCACTCACTATTTGTTGCATCCCATTTTAGAAAATTATTAGTAAAAGGACTAGAATTAGAAACATCTCCTAAATCTCCTAAATTAAAAGTACTAAAAGCTTTATTTTGCCATTCTCCTGCCGTAGTGTCCCAAAGTAATAACTCGTTATCTGTATTGGGAGGATTAGGACTATATGCTACGTCGTTAAAAGTAGAAATACTTGGCTGAGCATTTATCCACCCGTTTGTAGGGCCGGTATAATAAAGATAGCTACCCGGCTGAATATTTGTTATTGTAGTGTCAGTAAGTCCCGCGACATCAAGAGTAGCTTGAACATTTAAATTGCCTGTTCCTACTATAGAATTTCCATTAATTGTATATACATCTGTAAGGTAGCCAGCCCCATTAGTGAGCTGATTATTATTTGTAGGAATTGTAGGTAAATTTTGCAAGTCATTATAATTACCTGTGGTAGCAACAGTTGCAAAACTACCGGAAGTTAAATACCCCGCATCATTTGTTAGCTGACTAACATTTGTGGGAATAGTGGGTTTATTTGTTAAATCATTATAATTACCAGAAAAAAGTAAGCTAGTATTATCTGTTAGGTCGCTTACATCTGTGGGTACTTGTGCGCTAGTAATAAAGCCGGAATCATTAGTCAAATCACTAGTTTTTGTAGGAATAGTTGGTTTATTAATTAAGTCAGTGTAAGACCCCGAAGTTGCTACAGCATGAAGATTTGGCGTCCCATTTAAGTCACTATAATTACCAGTAGTTGCTACAGTGGCGAGACTAGTTGAAGTAACATAGCTTGCATCGTTATTTAAAACAGAAACATTGTCTCCAGGTTGAACTGCAGAATCTGCTTTTGCTCCTTGGGCAGCAGTAGCTGCGTCCGTAATGCCGTAACCTGCTAAAGTTGTCGGAGTATTAATTAAGTCAGAAAATGCTACTGATGAAGGACCCCAGTTTGTACCATCATACTTTAAAAATTTATTTGCAGTAGCACCGCTAGAAACATTTGTCAAGCTTTCTAGAGTATAATCAATATAGCTTAATTTTGTTCCATCATGTTGTAAAATTTGAGTATTTGAGCCTCCGGCTACTTTTAACCCTCCGGTTCCTATATCTGCAGCATTTGCAAAAAGCTCCCCCCATCTTTTAGCAGAACTACCTATATCATAGCTATTTGCTGTGGTAGGAATTAAATTCTCTTCGATTTCTCCATTAAAAGTAATTACATCCGTAGAAGAAGTTCCTAATAAAATATTTCCTCTTAAATGCGTAGAGCCATAAACTGATAGACCATCTGCAACTGTCCATTGAATATTAGATTCCCACGCAGGTCCAGTACCTCCAGAACCATCGGGAAGTGAAGAAGCAATATTGTACTGAATTGCTGCAAATGCTCCATCTAGTGTGATACCTCCACCCTGAGCGGCTGCGGCATTTCCTGCTCCATCTGCAAGAACTATATTTTTATCGTCTACGGTCATAATGGTACTATTTACTTCGGTTGTAGTACCATCTACCTGTAAATTTCCTGCAATAACTACAGTACCTGTATCGTCTCCGTGAACTGCAGGATCAATTACAAAAATTTCAGGACCTCTTAGCCAGCCTCTTAACTCTAGATTATTCATCTTTGAGTTAATATCTGTGCCGTCATAAGTAACAAAATCTCCGTTTTGCGGATCTCCTATAGCTACTTTTGTTAGACCATCAGTTGGATCGACACCAAACCAAAAACCTGTACCTACCCCGTAGTCAGTCATTCCTCCTCGAATACTTCCTCCAGCAACATCAATTCCAGCATTTGGCCCGTTTATTGTAATTCCATCGTTTGTTCCTGTTTCTGCTTGTTGTTGGGGATTTAAGTTTGAAACCGCACCTATAAAAGAACGGTTTAATATAAAATTTAAAATATAAGGAGGACCGTCTGGGCCTCTAAAAACTTGTCCAAGAACACAGTCATTAGAATAATCAGGACGATATACAGCTCTATATGCTGCTTGCGTTTGTAGCTCAGTTTCAAAAGAGCGATCTAAAGTAACTTTACTATCACTATTGATTTCTATTACTTTAGCTCCTAGTCCTAAGTATTCATCGCTAATTACGCCAACAGGAAAAGTAACAATATCATTAACTTTTAACGACTCTCTAAAACCCGAGCCTTCCATTACGCCATCAGTGCTTACAGCAACATTTCCAATACTAAGCCAGTTCGAACTATGGTCCATCGCCCTTGTACCATCGCCCATAAATCTCCAAAAAGGCAGCGTAGGCATTGCATGCTTATCCCATTCAACTAAATGAATAGTTCTAAATGCAGCTTGGAATAGTATATAAAGCTCTCGTGTATCATTCGGAACTACCCCGTCTAGTTGCACAACTTGAGGCTCTGATACTGTGATTGCACTTTGAGGATTTACTATTGCGGACACATTAACCGGATAGCTTTCAAAAGTATAATCAAACTCATCAAAGTCCCCGGTAGGTTGAGGATTTAAAACTACCCCTTCATGAGTCCAGCCTTCGGGATATAGTTGTGCAATTAAATCTTTTAGAAAAGGCCAATTTATTAATCCTCTATATCTGCTTTCTACAGGAGTCCCTCCCGTATCTTCAGAATTTTGAGTTTCAGTAGCTCTAAAAGAATTAACTGTATCTGCATTAAAACTGGCATAAGCTCCTTTAGGCATCCCGTCATGAATACGGGGGCCTACAAGAGTGAACTTTTGTCCATCCCTATTTATTCGTACTGTTTTAAATTCAGAATAGTTTCCTTTATGGGAAACACTTCGTACTTTAAATGTAATTTCTTCTGACATTAATCAAACCCTGGAAAGTTTACTGACTTTTCTGTTGTAGTTACGGGAGATTCAGTTCCGTCTGCATTATGTACTATTTCAAAATGACTAATCCATTCATCATTATCGGGCCTGTCCCAAGATAATAAAATTTCCGAAAACGGAGTAGCTTGAGGGCCTTCAAAAGACGCGTGTAAATTTTTAACAGAAGGAATAATTTCCGGCTCTTTTTCTGCATATGCACTAGGAGGTATAACTCCTAAATCATACTCGGCTTCTATTTCTGAGAATTTTTGGTTATAATGTTCTACTGCTGTTATAGCAAATATATTTTTAGACTCTCTTGCTATATCTAAGACTTTGTATAACTTACTAGATCCTAGCACTTCTGCTCCGTCTGAATTTATTTCTCTAATAGACCAAATTATATTTGCTCTAGGAACTTTATCCAAACTACTAGCTAAATTAATATTAGCTGTTTTAACTGTGCCAGGATTAGTTATATCTACTTTTTGTACATAAGTTGCCGAGTGCCAAGACATTTGAAGTAGTATATCCCCCGTAGAGCTAGAAAACGCATTTGAAGCCTTGCTCTCACTGTTTAAACTTGTTAAAACATAGTCTTTGCCATTAAAAACATAAGCTTCGGGTACTCTATCATTAGTATTATAAGTTGTTCCATTTATAGAAATGGGCGCAGCTCCTGTATAAAAAGCAGCGGGTTCTGTAATTACTAAGTACATTTCATAATGACTTCCAGAATTAAAAGATATTTCTCTGTCTAAAACTAAAGAGTTAAGAGTTCCTCCGCTACTAAGTCTTCCTCCATATGAGACTCCGTATCGGTCTCCATCTTGCACTGTTATTACATCACCTGGCCGCACAAAAGCACTTCCAAAAGAAGAACTAAAGGTAACGACTTCTCTTTGATTTTGTGCAGTCCATAACTTCCATTTTCCCATTCGTATTGCTTGACTTTCTGAAGTACAGCCAAATGCAACTACTTCTTTTGTTCTAATTTGTCCTGTTTTTGCAATATCTGATTTATCTTCTATTAGTAGGGGTACTAACTCATAGCCGGCTTCGGGGTCATTCCAAGTTACAATTATCTGATTAAATTTTGTTTTCTCAGGGGTTCCTTCATAAGAAAAACGTCCATCAATAACATTAGCTTTTGTAAAATTATAAACAGGGTCGCTAGGAACATCTTGAACCAAACTTATCTGGCCATCTAGCCAATAAATTATAGAGGCAAAATTTGTTGCCATATCTTTTAATATTTTATAAATTTCCATTGGTTTGGTAAGAAGTACATTCATTCTAAATCTTGGCTCTAATAATTCTGCAGTTCCTTCCAATGTACTGGGGGCCCCGTCTGAAGGCCGTATAAATCTAAATTCTGTACCTACGTTTCCATCAGGAGCACCAAGACTTGTCCAAGGTATATTTCCTGTAGTTTTAATTCTATAAAACTCTCCTGTTTTAAAAGTGTACCAATCTGCAATTTTACCTGTTCCAACTAATTCATCACAATATCTAGCAATTCTATACAATGAATATTTATCAATATCGAACTCAGAAATATATTGTCCTGCTCCATATCTATTATTTGTTACTATATCGTAAAAACACCATGCAGGATTATCTGTATAATACAGCACTTTTTTAAAATTACCGCCCCAAAAATTTTCATACTGTGCTTTACCTGTATAAGAATACTCCCGAGGAGTATAAGAATCTGGAATTTTGACAAGCATGCCTCGCATTTCATAAGTTCTTCTCGGAACTTTTTGATATTGTCTGGAACTAAAAATTGTATTTACTAGCGCTGTATATGGGTAAGTAAACTTATCTTTTATAATACACTGAATCTTACTAATTACTGAATCTGCAATTGTATAATAGTCTGTTTTATCACTTTCATTTCCTGCAGATCTTCCACCGGCGTAGACGGGAAGTCCGGCACTTCGAGTTTGTCTAGCTATTTGCAAAACGAACGTATCAAAAGGTCTAAAGGTTTCTAAATCTATAATATGCTCGAAAGAAATTCCGGCGCGTGTCCTTGCCCAGTGTCTGACAGCGTTTCCGAATAAATCAATCCAAGGTCCTGTAACTCCATTGGTTGTAAATTTTATTCTAAATTTGTATATAGCATAACAAGTTAGCAAACTACCATCCTCTTGGTTCATTGTATGCAGTCCTTGAGGATAAGTAATTATTACCGAAATTTGATCCATTTCGTTTATTTTTGCATTATTTGCAAAAGCACTAGAGGGAATCTCTGTAGGACCTGTATTAGCGTGATTTGTTATATCTAAACTAACCAAACTATTTCTATTTACATATCCACTTTCTGGATCTGTATTAGGAAGTCCGTGTATATCATAAATTGTTATTGCTTCATTTGTATCTTTTCCATAATTTGACTGAGTGTGATTAGCTGGATTAGGCTCTAATATTTTTAAATCTGTTGTAAGTCCTCCAAGCTGCCCTTCAGTAACTACAGAGGCTCCCACAGTTCCTACTTCAGATAAAGGATCTTGTACTAAATAACCTCTACGTTCCTGAGCGTATAGCCCTTCTATTTTATTAAAGTTACCTCCGATTCTCCACCCTTTAGACTGTCGATTATAGTAGTCTACCCAAGCTTGTTTTTCATCGGGTAACAAATAGCTTGGAGCATCTTCTATAGTAACTTCGTCTGGTAGTTCTATGACTGATTCTTGTTGAAAATTGAATTGAAGAGAACTTGTGATAGAAAATATATAATTTCCTGGATCGGGCTCATTTTCTGTTATAACTCTTTTGTTATCAGGAATACTGGCAAGGGCGAATTTTTTAGCAATAAATAGTTTGTACTTTAAAGGGTAAATTGCAACATAAGGATTTTTTGGCTCAAATACAAAAGTATTGCCGCTTGCTTCAACGGTTTGACCACTCATAACACTGCCAGCATCTCCAGCTACTAAAAATGCTCGAGCATTTTCGTCATTTAAAGTAACCCACCTAGTTATATCTCCACTCAAGGGGTCTGCGGCAGTGGCAGTAATTCTTACTTGATTATTTGCGTCTCTTACCGTAGACGTAATATCTAGGTCATCCAGATACAAATAATCAAACAAAATTATGCTTTTTCCTATTGCATAATAATCACCAGTACTAGTATCAATCATATAGTCTGGTAAAGTTGCTCCGTTTCCTAAAGTGCCCGTTTTAGCAGAAAATGCTATCCTAGTACTTGGGTCTATAGCGGATCCAAGTACTCCTTGAGGAGGAATATATCCTAGATATTTGGAGTCTTTTACGGGGACATCGTCAAAATAAATTGACCCTGTTCCATTTACCAAACCTGCTATAGGGCCTTCGCAAATAGCATCCGTAATAGAAATATTTTGTACAGTTGTGCCTGATCCGGTTTGAGTAAATACTCTCTCTGTTTGATTTACATTACCGGAATTACCAGGATTTTGATTTCCCCCGCGTACTCCGCCGCCGCGGCCCACTGCTTCGTTTGCCATAAGTTTATCCCTTTACCTTATTTAAATTCTGGAATATACAATGGATCCCATTGAGGTCCTGATGGGGGAACGGTAGGATGCGTATCAATCCCATCGCCTCCTCCATCAGTGCCTCCTCCATTATTTCCATCTGTATTTCCATTATAGTTATCTGTGCCTTCTTCATTGCTGTTATTATTATTTGGCGTTGTAGCATTTAAAGGTTCTCTATGCACAAAAACAGCCGCCGCATTAGCAGTTTGAAAACTAATGGGCCTGCCGCCTACTCTTAAGTGGCCATAAAGAATTGGAACAGGGTCCCCTTCAACAATTACTTGGCCTGCTCCCTGAAAAAGATAAGTATCTTCTTTTGATGCGCCTCCATTATCAACAGCAGGGTCTGGCATCATCATTTCAGTTAATCCTTGCATCAATAATGAACCGCCTAGAACTGCAAGTCCCAAAGCAGTACCTATAGCTAGACCACTTGCTCCTCCTGCCATTACTGTTGCGAACAAAGTTTTTCCTGCTGCCGCTCCAAATGCTTGCATTCCCGGGATAAATAAAAGAGCCACTATAACCAGCCCTAGAACTGCTTTTGCTACACCTTCAGAGCCTACTGGGATTGCACGAATTGTCATCGCTCCTGTATCATAATGAAGTAAAAGCTCACTTTCATGAGTAATAGGAGTGTCCTCAACTTCGCAAACAAATTCTATGCCTTTTTCAGCAGAATCTATTAAGTATCCTCGTAGTTCAGGAAAATTACAATCAAGACATTTAACAACTTCTTGAAAAGAAGATGCCTCCATTGTAAATTCTTTTCCGAATTTTTCTCCTATATCGCCTTCTAAATATACTTTACGCATCATATCTATAAATTCCTACAATCGTTGGTGCCCATCTCGGGAACAAAGATTCTCTACAAGAAAGACGATGTACTGCATGATGAAAAAACATATCTTTACCTATATAAACTCCACAATGATTTGGTACATCTGACTCCATTTGAAAAATTAAAACATCATTTATTTGTAAATCTTTTGAGTCTACAGGTTTTCCTCCCCATTGCTTTGCCATTTCGTCGGTAAAATAATTTAAATCTTTCTTCTTCCACCAACCTTCTTCAAATAAAGCTCTAGGAGGTATCTCTATATTTTGAGTTTTTAAATAATCCCGAATAGCTTCAAAACAGTCCATTACTCCAAATTTGTATTCTCTGCCTATTAAAGGAAATGCTTTCACAGTTGGCTCTACTATATTTAAGTTCATTTCTGAATCAAAAATATAGTAAGGTATCCCTGTAGCGTTACATCCATTTATATCAGATTCACTAGGCTCATTACTAGTATTTATGTGATTATGGACTATTCCCAAAATATCTGCTTTTTTAATTACATTCAAGTAATCTTTAGAGCACATTATAAAATCTTGATCGTTTTCAGCAATATTTTTACAAGGAAACCATTCTTTTTTTCCTTCAACAATTCCTATGATTCCACAACCTTCTTTAGGATACTCTCTTTCAAAGTGTGCTTGTATTTCATCTATCATTTAAATTTATTAGTTCCTATAAATCCACCAAAAGGAAGAGGCAAATAACTATCCAAAGTTCCGGGAACACTAGTTGCTTGGAATCTAACCTTACATGAGTTTACTCGTTTTCCACAAACATCTATTCTTTTCCAAACTCCCCTTTGGGTGTCAGGATTTCTACCCTTATTTGGATTTGTTGCCTCCCAAATTCTTATATATCCATCTCCATTATACCCGTCCGTAAAACTTATTTCAGTACCTTTTAATATAGGCCCTTGAAATGCAGCATCAAATGTAATCTTATACTCATAACTTAAAACAGTGTTACCTGACGTCATGCCGGGGGTAATTGTAACATTGGTTACAAGTCCTGGAGACCCTAGAGTACTAGGTATTAAATAATAATTATTTATTTCTGCGAGTATTTGGGCAGCATCATCAGATTCCATCCATTCTCTATTGTACGCAATATATAAATCTGTATCTCCTGCAGCTGCATTTCGAACGACTTTACTGCTATATATCGTAGGAATATACACCGCACTTGCTCCAGTAATAGTTTTTACTCTATCTCCTTCTACATAGGAAGTTGTAGAACTCCAATCTGGAAGTGTTGCAGCACCTACTATCAGCTCATCATTTTCATCAAAAAATAAATTACCTCTACTATTTAAAGGAAAGGTGCAGCCTCCTTGACCATTTTCATAAAATCCTTGGTATTTCCAAGGGCAGTATTTACCAATAACATATCTATTGGGTAGTCTAAACCCTTCCATATCTAAAGGACTGGCCAACTCTAGGCTCATTAAAGGCCCCGCTTCTGTAGCCACTCTATTTACATAAAAAGACGCTTTTGGAAATTCTGTTGGGCGCTCTGGAACTTGATTCGCATTATATGTGTACTTTAATAGGGTAGTCCTGTAAGTTACTTTACTACCTACCAAATCTTGAGATGTAAAAATACCCTCCGCTTCTAAAATATTTATAAGGAGTTGTTCGTCTCGAGTACCGTCGCCATCATTTACAAGAGTTCTTGCAATTCCCGGTATATTTGCTAAAGTTAGGGTAGGCCTTGACGAAGCTCCGCTACTTTTAACATCTATTCCCTCTATCATTATAGGCATAGCTATGTATTCATTTAAAACAGATCCTATAGAATCTGGAAAATATATATTGTCTAAAGAACTATCGTCGAATCCATTGTACAAAAATGCTGTATTTCCTGAAGGCAATTGAATTTCAAATAACTCAATAAAATTATCTCCAATTTCTTGCTCTTGTACTACTTCTATTAACTCTAACTCGCCATCCTTTTGAACGTATCCGCTAATAGTCCAAGTATAAGTTTGAGAGGGGCTAAAACCAGGATTAGAATCTGACCTGAACTTAACTTCAAATGTTGCCTCTTCTGTACTATTGAGAAAAGTAATATCAAAATAAGTAACAGTTGTGCCTGTTAAAGGAGAAACATCTGCGTTGGTTGTACTTATGACATCTATTGTTCTATAAGGATCGGCATCATCATTTTCTAAAATTACTCTAATTACATCTTTTTTGTATACTAAAAAATCAGGATAATTTAAAATATCAGGAGTTAATCTTAGAGAATATACCGAAGGTCTACCAGTATTTTCATCATCTGCTCCCCCAGGTGGAAATGCTGAAATAGCTAAAGAATTACTAGTAATTGTCTCTAGGTACCCATCCCCGTCTGTAAAACTAATAGTTAAAGATAAAGAAGTTCCTAAATCATAAGCAACTGTTGTATATGTAGTTGCATTGGCTCCTGTAATAGGATACCCATTTCTATTCCATTGATATTCAAAAGTGCCTAGTCCATTTGAATCTGCAATAGTTTCAGTATGAGAAAATTCAAATCCAAATCCTACTTGGTTTCCATCAATTGTAACTGTACCAGTTGCAGGACTATTTGGGGGCACATATACTTCTACATCAAAATCAATTTCATCCAAGAAAGTAGGCTGTCCTCCTGTAGTAGAAGCAGAAGCAGTCCCATTAACAAATTGTGGAGTAGTATTATAATGATGCAGCCTTATATAATATTTTCCCGCAGGACAAGATGCGGTTGGCTGTATATTGACACCAGTAGTAGTACCTGTTATTTGTACTTGTCCACTTGTAGCTACAAAATAAGTAGGATCAATTAAAGTGTTTGATCCTGATGCATCTACAATTCTCCATTGAAAAGTTTCTGAACTAGCTACAGGAGTATCATAAGTATACCCATCAGGATGAGTCCGACCGGACCAAGAACCTGTTACATACGGAATAAGAGAGCTTGGTGTTGATATAGAAAGACTACCAGTAGTTCCGGTAGTAATAGTCGTACCAGCGGAGGCCCCATCCCAGCCAAATGTAGGAGGAAGCCATAAAATTCTAAAAGATTTCTGAGCAAAAGTAGTTAGAGTATTGCCAGTAGTAGCTGCCGTAAAAAAATACCATCTAGCATAGTGATCATTATTATCAAAATTTTGATTAGTCCAAGTTTTATCTTTTTCATTATGATCTAGCCACGGAGTATCCGGATCAGGATCATTTATTTCTTCATCGCTATTCGGATATCGTATATATCGTATTTCTTTAACAATAGAACCTTCGCTTCCAGTGTATTCTGTTTGCGCATTAATAGTATCTCCAACCTTTGCAATAATTGCATAATTGTCGGAAATATCTGCGGTCTCTGGTACGTACCCGGGACTATTTAATTGAAAGTAGTAATCAAATACACTCATGGTTCATAGACTCGTCTAAATTCTGCAGTCAAAGAATGGTAACTATGGTACATATATTTTATATTATACGCTTCGCATATTACTTTTATAGTTTGATTTCCATCGTACTCAGGAATGATTATATCAAAACTTTTTGCTTGATGTACATCTAAAAACTTTGCAATAATATTAATATCTTCTTTCGTTCTATTAGAAAAAGAAGCTCCAAACATATCTTTTTTAGAATTGGTACCATCTATAGCTCGTTGTTCATACCCATCACCAAAATTTGCTCTTAAAATATTAAAATTTGTAGCTCGAGACAGCCCTCGGTCAAAAGTATAAAAAGAGTCTGTAAGAGGAACTCCTCCAGATATAGAGTCTGCAGGAATTTTTACTATAAATATTTCTCCATAGGAAGAAGAACCTCCTGCAGCCCCGGCGTCAATTGTCCATACTCCGAGTACGGCATTATACACATATGTTACACCATTATATACATATGTATCACCGTTTGAAGGACTACCTGGAAAATCTGCTGCCATTTAAGTCTCCTTAATTGTCTTCAAGAGCTGCGATAGCTGCTTGAAAAGCCCCATAATCTGGAGAAGCCGCTGCAATTTCTTTTAACTTTGCCGTAGAAATAAGTCGTGTAGAAGTACTTGGTGCGCCTCCTGCTTGGTGTTGAGCTACTTTTATATTTCCACTATCAGAGTAAATTGTATTATCTGATAGATATAAATGCCTTATTTTATATTCGGCAGATCCTAAATCATATTGAGCATTTGTGTCAGGAATTAAACTCCCTGACATTCCTAGCGCTGGAAGATTACCTGTTAAAGCAGATGCGTCTATAGTAGTGCCTGATTTAATTATTTGGGTAACTTCCGAAATTGGAGACCTTTTTAAATTAAAAGTATATACGTATACATTTGCAGCAGGAACTGTGTCAACAGGAATTTCCCAATCATAAAAATAGTCATCACTTCCTCCATAATTCACTCCTGTAAAAGTAGCAGGACCTGTCGCTTTCAAGACTGTGTTTGCAGGGAAGTTACCACTAGCATCAGTTTCGCTAGATATTGTTGCACCTGTTAGCAATTCAAAAGAATCGTCTTTTTTAATTGCTCCAAATTTTTGATTGAAAGGAGATTCTGTAGGAGCGCCAGGTCCGTCAGTTCGTATAACTAATTTATTTCCTGTTTGCCAATCTACATAAGAGACTCCCCCTGTGCCTTCTCCTCCAAAATCCATGGTTTCACCAAGAACAAGCTGTCCTGATGCATCTGTACTCAACGTTTGGTCGCCCATAAAAATGGTATTATTATCTAAGTACAAATATCTCCACTTGCGCTCAGCACTTCCTAAATCATACGCTACATTTGTTGTAGGAAGAAAGTGAGCATCTAGTTGTAGTTCATTACTCGAGCCAAAATCTAACGTACTGGTGCCGTCTGTAATACTAGAAGGAGTACTTGAGCTTCCTCCACTACCTACATCAGTTGTATAAATTGTGCCTGCCATTGCAGAGTAATTTTCGTCTACATAATACAGAGTAGACGGGGCATCTAAAGGTACAGTAAATGAAACTCTGCCTTTGTCCGCTCCATTGTTTGTTACTCCATCAGAAGTTCCTAAAGCATTTGCGGCATTATATGCGCCTGAAGAACTTTGAATATAAAATGGGTGTCCACTACTTAACTCAAAGTTTGAAACATCAATATAAGCTTCCGTAGAATCTCCTGAGTTATTTCCTAAATCATTTACTCCTAAAAGGCCTACCCATCTATATTGACCTGTAGTTGTAAAGGTATAGCTATATGAACTAGTAGCAATTAAGTAACCTTCACTATTTTGTGGGTATCCGCGATAAAATCCACCATTTGTTATATCGACTAACCAAAACTGTGCACGTACTTCTTTTTCACTAGGTCTTTCATGATACCTAGTAGTATCCCAACTAAGTTTATATCCTTCTTTTACATTAAAAGCAGGAGAAACGGCATAAGCTTTTCTATACCAGTTATTAGTTAGCAAAAAGTAAGTTTTTGTGTATAATCTTAAATAATTTCCTGCTCCTGTGGCTGTAAATACGTATACACCTTGAGTAGTAGTTTGTGAGTTTCCTTCAAACTGTGTATCTGTATGAGCTTGTGCCGGAAAACTTTGCCCATTTACACTATCGGCAGAAGTAATATAATTACTACTTGCTAACGTCCATCCATCATTAGAAGTAATAGGCGCTAAACTATCAAAATCACCTGGATCAAAGTAGTAAGTTATACCTTTTTGTAGATATAGATCGGGATTTGTTCTTGCAACAGGAAATCCTGCGCCTGAAAAAGAAAAAGCAGAAGGAGTTCCACTAGTATACGAAGGCTCAATATCAAATACTATTGAACTTGCGCCATCTGCACCGTCAGCTCCATCTACACCGTCTACCCCTCGTAAATCACCCGTGGTAAAACCTAATCCATCATTAGATGTGAAGGTTACTGTACCGGTGCTGAGATCGTAGGAGCCTCCCGTAAATCCAGTTCCGTCTACTCCATTAGTTCCATTTATACCATCGGCTCCATCTGCACCATCGGCTCCAGCAGGTCCAGTAGGTCCAGTAGGTCCAGTAGCTCCTGTAGGACCAGTAGGACCTTGAGGACCTACTACTGTTCCGGCATTAATTGTTGTGCTATCTGCAAGAGTAAGAATTAAATCATCATTTGCATCTACTGTAGCGGAAGAAATACCTCTATTTCCATCTCCTCTTAGATCTCCCGTAGTAAAACCTAATCCATCATCAGATGTAAAAGATACAATACCTGTTGAAGCAGTATAACTGCCTCCTGTGAAACCTAATCCATCTGCCCCTGCAGGCCCCGTTGCTCCAGTTAATCCAGTAGCTCCAGTTGGTCCAACTACTGCTCCTGCATTAATTGTTGTGTTATCTACAAGAGTAAGAATTAGATCATCATTTGCATCTACTGTAGCTGAAGAAATACCTCTATTTCCGTCGCCACGTAAATCTGCAGTATTAAACCCTAATCCATCATCAGATGTAAAAGATACAATACCTGTGGAAGCAGTATAACTGCCTCCAGTAAAGCCTAATCCTTGATTTCCTTGAGGCCCAGTTAATCCCACAGGTCCAGCAGGTCCTTGTGCACCATCTGCGCCATCTGCGCCTTGAGGTCCTTGTGGCCCCGTTGGTCCTTGAATTCCTGTGGCTCCAGTTGCTCCGACCGGTCCAGCCGGTCCAGCGGGTCCGGTATTCCCCGTATCTCCTTTTTCCCCTTGAGGGCCTGCAGGTCCTTGAGCGCCTGTTGCACCTTGTGGTCCATCATTGCCTACGGGCCCTGTTGGTCCAATAGGCCCTTGAGGTCCTTGTGGGCCAGTATTTCCTATTGGTCCTGTAGGTCCAGCAGGTCCTGTGGCTCCAATGGGACCAGTAGGTCCAGTAGGCCCAGCGGGTCCGGTAGCTCCAGTATCACCTGTATCTCCTTGGGGACCATCATTGCCTATAGGCCCAGCGGGTCCTTGAGGACCTTGTGGTCCGGTAGGTCCTGTGTTTCCTATTGGTCCAGTAGGTCCAGCGGGTCCGGTAGCTCCGGTAGGCCCAGCGGGTCCAGCGGGTCCAGCAGGTCCAGCGGGTCCTGTATCTCCAGTATCTCCTTGGGGTCCATCATTGCCTATGGGACCTTGCGGTCCTGCAGGGCCTGTTAATCCAATAGGTCCGGCGGGTCCGGCGGGTCCTACAGGACCTGTAGGGCCTTGTGGTCCTGTTAGTCCTTGTGGTCCTTCCGGCCCCTCTGCTCCATCATTTCCAGTGGGACCTTGAGGTCCTGCGGGTCCGGTAGGTCCAGTTACAGAAGCTCCAGCAGGACCAGTTGCTCCAGTTGCTCCAGTATCACCTTTATCTCCTTGTGGTCCTTGAGGTCCAGTAGGTCCGGCAGGGCCTTGAGGTCCTGTTAATCCAATTGGGCCATCATCTCCCTTATCCCCTTGAGGACCGACAGGGCCGGTAGCTCCAATAGGGCCTTGTGGTCCAGTTGTTCCTATACCAATAGGCCCTTGTGGTCCTTGTGGTCCTTGTGGCCCTTGTGGTCCTTGTGGCCCCGTTGGTCCAGCTACTCCTGAGCCTCCTGCGGCACCTGTAGGGCCTTGTGGTCCTGCACTACCTGTATCTCCCTTCAATCCTGTGGGACCGGTAATTACCCATTGCTGCGTATTGCCATCATCATAATAGATGTACATACGAAGATTTACGTCATCAAACCATAAATCTCCATTGCTTGGATTAGAGGGCGCTGTTGCTGAAACTATTGCTGCCATTTACGCTGCTCCGTAGGGGCTTAAAATGCCTCCTGCTCTTTTTTGATTTTGAAGTTCTCTCTGTACTGCTGCGGCAACTGCATTCCCTAATTGATTTGCATCTTGCCCATTGCTAGATTGAGTTCTACTTCCAGCACCAGAGTTATCCATACTAATATTTACTGTTACGTTATTATTTTGACCGCCGCCACCTTTCATTTCAACAGGAATCTCTCTTCCATTTGGAAGAGGTACTACAGCTTCGGTGCCATGCATAATTACAGGATACCCTGCACTTGGTCCTTTAAATACACCTCCAATTGCTGCCATTTGAGGCGCTTCTGTGTAGCCGCCGTACCTATATCCTCGAGGCTTGACAATTCCGCCGTATCTCATACCTGGGCCATTGGGAGTGGCAACTCCACCTTCTGCCATTCCCATAGCAGCCATAATTGCTTTTTGAATCAGAAGCTTAATTATTATTCTCATAATATCAGCAATAATTGCTTTTGCCATTTCTCCGAAAGCTTGTTTTACTGATTTAGTGCCATCCATAATGGACATAAATGCATCTGTAAACCCAGAAGTAAGAGTATCTGGCATATTAGACATATATTCTTGAAGCTCACCATCTCCAAAAGTATCGTTTAATTTCTGCTTCATATTATCTAGCTGCTCATTTGCAGCTGCGAGCCCATCAGCTACTTGAGAACTTGCTAGTGTTTTTGCAGTCTCCCGCATAGAGCCTTCGCCAGTGTCTCCATAAGCATCCGCTTGGTTTTCTAGCCTACCGGCCATTTCGTCTGTTCTTGCAACAAGAGAATCTTGTTCGGGGTCTAAACCATCTTGCCTCAATGCTTCCGAGCGTTCCAAAGCTAATCGTCGAAGTCTCGTTGCTTCAAGATCTGTTTGTAGCTCTAAAAGATCGTATTCTAGATCAATTGCTTGATGTTTTGCGGCTAGTTGCGCTGCAGACTGTTGCTCCATACGAGCTATTAAAGCTTCTTGTGCAGCTATTTGGTCTTTTAATGTTAGCCCTTCATTGATGAAGCCTCCCATCATTGGAGTACGACTTCTTTCTCGACTTGCTGCAGCTATATCTCTTTGAAGTTGTCTATCTTTTAAATCGGCTATGTCTTGTTCCATTTGTAGCCGTTTACTGATAACATCATTCAAAGTTTTTGCTGCTTGCGTTAGCTGTAATTCTTTTTGTAATAAATCTGTTTGTTGATCAAGAGCTCTTAGTTTCATTGCGACTGTTTCTTGCTCTCGTTTTATATCAAGTATGTCTTGTTCTTGTTTAATTTGCTGCTCTAATGCATATATTGCTTCGTCTCGTGCAGCTACTTCCTCTGCGCTCAGCAAAGCTCGAGTTTTGACTAAATACCTTAATTCGTCTTCTTTTAAAGCAATTGAAACCATTCTAGCCAGTTCATCATCTAAAAATGATTGTCTCGCTTTACTAAACTTATCTAACATTCCAGCAGTTCTTTCTCGTTGAGTAGCCTCCTCTCTTCCTAATCGTATACTGTCTCTTCTTCTTGAGACTTCATCCTGTACAAATGCTAAAAATTGATCATTTGTCATTCCCATCTTTTCAGAAAGAGCATCTAAATCTTTTTGAAGTTTTTCGGATAAAGCGCCTGGCCCTATTTTGTTTTGAGCATCTTTAAGTGTCTTTTGAATTTGTAGTATTTTCATTGAAAGAGACGCCGGATCACTAGGATCTCGCATTGCATCTTCAAGACCTGTTAATTGCTCTTCAAAAGAAGTTAAAGTTGCTAAACTATCATTTGCCGAACTTTGTAGTTCCGCAAAGGATTCTGCCCAAGTACCTACGGGCTGCTGTAATATTTGTGCAACTCTAGGAGAAATAGTTGCTAATTTTTCTAATTCAGGATTTAATTCTGCTAAAAGTTTTGCGGCTTCA